CAAACCCAATGAGTTTTATCGGACATCGTGACCTCCAAACATAGCTCTCATTCCATTCAAAACCTTGGCTGTGAAAGCACCAAGACGGCGCGACTCAAAACGTGCCCACAACGCACTGCTGATGACAGGAGCGGGTACGCCAAGGTCCACAGCAGCATGGACAGTCCAACGACCCTCGCCAGAATCTGAGACGCCCCCATCAAACTTACGAAGCTCACCATCGCGGCGTAGTACATTCGCAGTAAGGTCAAGTAACCAAGAGCCAACAACGCTACCACGACGCCAAAGCTCAGCCACTTCAGCACAGTCAATATCATACTGATAATCGGCAGGGTTTTCCATTGGGGCAACCTCAGCATCTCCTTCCTTAACATACTTGGATCCAGCATTTGCTTCATGAAGAATATTGAAACCTTCAGCGTATGCCTGCATAATACCATACTCCACACCATTATGGACCATCTTCACAAAATGACCTGCTCCAGCTGATCCACAATGTAACCAACCATGTTCGGCACTTGTTTCATGACTGAGGGGGTCTGTACGAGAGGCAGATCCAATGCCTGGGGCGAGGGCTCTGAAGATAGGAGAACAGACGGATACTGCAGTATTTGCACCACCAACCATAAGACAATATCCACGCTCCAGACCATAAACACCACCACTAGTACCACAGTCAAGATATTGGATGCCAAGTTTTTCCAACCGTTCTGCCCTGCGTCTAGAGTCCTTAAAATTGGAATTGCCATGATCAATAATAATATCGCCTTCCACACAAAATTGTAGTAACTCATTGAGAGTGTCCTCCACTGTTTCTGCTGGCACTACCATCATGTAAACGCCAGGACCTTTTGCCCCGACTTCTTGTACGAGGTATTTGATTGAAGTGGTGTATCCACTGATGTAACCTTTCTCATACTGCTCTTCTGCCTTAGCAGCATTGTTTCTGTATCCCCAAACTTCATGTCCTGATTTAATGAGACGGCGGGACATACCTTCGCCCATCCGTCCGAGTCCGATCATTCCTACTTTCATTTAATTTTCTCCATTGCTAATTTTAATTCTCTAGAGTGTTCTAATTCATCATTCAAAATCTCAAGGATCTTGTCATCATGTCCATTGATAGCAAGATACTTAGCATAAGTTTCTGCTGCATGTACCTCTACCTCGTAGGAGAGATGGTAAGCAAGGCGAGGAGCCAACCCATAATAAACCACATTACTCCAATAGTAGATAAGTACGAGGTGTTTGGCAACAAAGCGATCAATCCAATAAGAATTACCGCCCCTAGATTCCATGTACTCCAGATGTTCTGTTTCATTAACCGACTGCTCAAAGTGTTGTTTCATCAAATATAGATGCTCGGGACCGCGAAGTCCCATGCTTTCTCTGAAATGTAAGACACTCAAAAAAGCAAAATAGGGTGCTCGGGCAATTTCCTCAAGCACCCAAAAACGTTGATAGTCTCGACCTCTATAAAGGAAGTCAAGTATTGTCACAGTGATGTTCAAAACGAAAGTGTTGATCTTCTCCATAAACCTCGGAGAACTCTATTACTAATTATAATTACTCAATTATCCAGCGGCAACTTTTGTGACTTTTACGTCGCCTCCGTTAGAAGATGCTGACAATTTGTCCGATGCATCCTTCTCTACCTTAACCATTTCTCCAGCAGGCAGAGTAAAACTACTAATTCCAACGTCCGCAGAAGTAGATCTTACAATTACTACTGCTGCCGAATGTGTATTTACAAGATGTACTGTTGTAGCACTATCTACATTAGTAGCGGGGTCTAGATCCGTCTGAGGACCCATGGGTTTAATTGTGTATGTCATTAGGATAAAGACTCTTTCAAATTATTTATCCGAGTCCTCAATTTTTTTATTGAGATCTACAAGTCTTTTTTCCCATGAATCTCCACCATCAAGTCCTTTCTTGGGATTGATACAAGTGTCATCACCAAGCTTATTACACACCAAGCCGGCAAGATCCAATTCATTTCCCATCTTACCTGTAGCCCATCGATGCGTTCCGTCGATCCAAGTAGCACCACACTTAGGGCATTCCCTCCTGTCAATAGACAGGTTGGACAGCTCTTTATCGGTCATTCTTTTTCTCCCAATTGATTTCAGAGGTTGATTCGACTAATTGCTTACGGAGTTTTTTCTCCATAAAGTACATTCTAACTTTTACGTAAGCGTACCGTATATGAAGATCAATATAATAGAAGAGACGCATGGTCTCTTCTACACCTGCATAAGCTATTAAAAGCAACAGGAGAACTATAAGTACGTAGGTAAAATACATAAAAGAGTATCTACTCAATACTATTATAATGATATTTAGTACTAATAGTGTAAAACTATGTTACAATTTCAGGGATTCCGAGTAAGAATCCCCGAATTATGTTATAAATTATCCTTATTTTAACTATTGCTTAAGTGTTCCGCAAAAGTTCTTAACCTTGATATACTACTGATGTCGCATAGACATCTGCTGCAGAAGAATAAATTAGATCTGTTCTTTCTTTTTGGATGACGATAGGATCTTTACCAGCAATGTGAAGACTTCCTGTTGTGACACCTGCACCAGTTCTCACTTCAACAACACGGTCAGAACTATGACTGTGTTGAACCATAACATATTGAGCACCAAGACCATCGATGTTTGGTACTGATGATCCAGAACCAGCGTTAACTGTGGTTGATTTGCCTAAAAGTTTTACTACTAACATATCAGCAATTCCAAGCTCTAAGGGACTTATTGATTCTAGAATCTGGATCAGATGCTGTTTTCTTAGAAGTCAACTTCTTCTTCATACCCTTCATTCGAGCGCAGAAGGATGCCCTACGGGGATTCCCAACCTTTTTGCTAGGTGCTTTAAGGTCAGATCCAGGATTTTCCTTTTCGTAAGACTTTCTTCCTTTTTCATTGAGTCCACCTGCAGAGTTCTTACCTTCCTTCTTAGTCCAGGCAGCACCCTCATTGGTTACTTCTTCTTTTTTTAGTGCATTTGGATTATTCACTAAAGATTGATGTCCCTTACCAAGTTTAGAAACTGCTGGAGATTGAACAGAAGGAGACTTCGGAAGTCTAGATCTCATACTCTTCATTAAGGGATTATCAGTTTGTCTTGTTCCTCTAATTCTATCTCTTTCTGCCTTTGCAGCAGCAAGTTTTGGATTTGCTTTTGCCCATGAGGCCATATCAGCTTTCTTATTACCTGTTTGTTTTGCAGGAGTTGGTTTTGGTGAAGGAGTTGGTTTTGGTGAAGGAGTTGGAGATGGAGCAGGAGATGGAGATGGAGCAGGAGATGGAGCAGGAGATGGACTAGGTTTAATCCCTTGAGTTTCTTGAGCAGCAGCAGTTGTCTTTGGATTATATTTAGGATTCAATGTCTGTTTTAGGTTTTTCTCCGTCCAACCACCAGTGTTTCCTCTCTTTGCCTTCTCTCTTTCTAACATACGAGTTCGTTCGGCAGCTTGCATTTGTGCTGGGCTACTTCCAGCGGGTGCTGTCTTTTTAGCCTTTTCATCCGCTGCCCTAAGGGCAGTATTCCTCCTTTCTCTTTCCTCTCTTGCTTTTTTTTCACGTTCTTTAGCTGCCTCTTGTGCTTTCCTAACTCTTTCTGCACTATATCCACCTTCATTTGGGTAACCAGGGAGTTCCTGCAGAAGTACTCTTGATTCTTCTTCCATCAATTTTTGAGATAAAACATAACCAAGTTCTTCTTTTTTGACTTTAAATCTCATCTCAGGGCTGCCAGCATAAACTTTGCGTCCCTGATTATCAGTCCAGTTATGAACATTAGGAATTTTAGGTCTTTTTTCTAAATTTTTTGCACCTTGCAATCTAACTTCGTCAGGACTTTTACCACGTCTTACTGCTTCATTACCGCCACCCGCACGATAATTATCAACATCTTTTTTGTTACCCTTATAGTTTGGTCCTGTTTCGGGATTTACATATGGAGTTCGTTTACGAGTTTTTTCTTTGAATCCATGATATGTGAATGGTATACCAGGAAGCGCCGCATCAATTTTTTGTAGAAGGTTGGGATTATTGGGTCTTCCAGTTACTCTAGGATTATTCTCTTGAAGTTCTTCGACTTCTTCGGGGACACAATTTGGAACTTCTTTACCCCTCTTCTTAGTCCAGGCAGCACCCTCATCAACTACCTTCTTTGCGTTCTCTTCCCAGTATTTTGGACCGTAAGAACACTCGGATTTAGTTTCTACTTTGTCACACTTTGGACAGTATCTTTTCTCTGCCTCTTCATCTAATTGCAACTCTGATCTCCAGTCGGAGAAAGAGTTTGTCAATCTCATTGGTTTGGGTGTACTAAACCTACTCTTTTTTATTGGAGTTGGAGTTGATCCCTGCGCTGGTGTAGGTGTCAGTTTTACTGGAGTATTAATTTTTGGAGTATTAATTTTAGGTCTCTTTGGCATTCCCCTCATCAAAGGATTGGGAGTCTTTGGTTTTTGATCACCAAACTTCGCTCTCGCTGCAGCCTTACCAAACTTCTCCGCAGCACTGCCTGGGTTTTTTCCTCCAGGTAGTCCTCTTAAACGATCATACTCTTTATTGGTCGCTTGATCTTTAGCAGAAAGAGTAGATTTGGGTCCGTATGCTTTTTCTCTTGCTGTGAGAGGTTTTGGTTTTGGTGAAGGAGTTGGAGATGGAGTCGGAGCAGGAGATGGAGTCGGAGCAGGAGATGGAGTAGGTTTAGCGGGTTGTGTTGTTGGATTACCTGCACCAGTACCAAAGTAATCTTTATTAGTAGCGCGTTCTCTGGAGTTCTTATCAATCTGTCGCTGTACAGCAGGAGTAGAAGCGCGAGTTGTAGAACCGTTGTTGGTGGGAAGTTTACCTGTTCTCAGGAACCTACCAATGTTATTGAGTCTTTTCTGCTGTCTGTAAGAAGCAGGGTTGTTCTCAGGGGTGTCAAGCTTACCTTGGAACATGTTCGCAAAGCTTTGACTTACACCTTTAACAAGGTCACCACCCATGTTTTTCAGTGCTCTAGCACCTCTGTATCCAAGATCGGTCTCTTTGTTTGTTTTAGGAGCCTCACTAAGGATACCTTCATCAATCTTTGGATTAATAATGACAGTGTTCTTTCCTGTCATTGGTTTGAGTTGTTTCTCTTTTTTTTCTTTTGGATAGTTTTCTACTTCCCAAATAAAATCCTCTCTCCAATTAGAAGCTTTAAGAGGTTCTGGTTTAATAACGTCCATGGTTTCAATCTCCGTTGGAATATAAGAATCTCTCCAATCTATGGACTCATTCCACGGATCCTTTTCCTTTTCCTGTTTTTTCTTGGGACTTCTATTCTTAATATCTTGTTTGGAAGCAACACCAGTCTTGAGACCTCTGTTTTTCCGCATCTTTTGAACCATCTTTTTCTTAAGTCTAGATGCTTTTTCACTAGCACCAACTCTAGCAGCACCGGCTCGAAGTCCAGCACCAACTGTACTCAATGCATTACCAACAATTTTTCCAGTTGCTTCTGCATTAGAATCTTTACTGGAAACTGTACTGGTCTTTGCAGAAGCTAAGGCTTCACCAGCTTTCTGTTTTCTTTCGTCACTTGCCGCTTTCTTGTTCTCTAGAGACTTCTTCTTATCTCCAAGTTCTCTTTTTCTAGTTCTAGAAGCAAGAGTATCCTCTTTCTTCTCTCTATCTAGTTGTCTATTACGTGCATCAGAAACGGATTTCTTTGCAGTAGAAATAAAGGAATCTGCAGATTCCTTATCTTTTTGTGCCCTTGACTTTTTCTTAGCGACGGGCACATTCTTCAGAGCTTCTTTTCTCTCTTTCTTCTTTTTTTCAGCAGCAACTTTTTTGGGATCTGGAGCAGGATCCTTTCTCACCGAATCAATAAGATCATCGAGACTTGGTTTAGCCATCAACCTTCCTCCTCTTCATCTCCCTTAAGGAGTTTACCCATCTTGTCTTTTACTTTTTCAGCACTCTTCTTTGCAACATGAACTGCTGCTTTTTTTGCAGCCATCTTAGCAAGTACACCGAGAAGAGCAGGAGCTGCTTCCTCTAATGACTCAACCTTCAAAGTCTTGGGATATCCCTCATCACCAGGCTTAGCAGGTGATTCACCACGCTTACGCTTGGCATGAATGTTGTCCCAGAGTCCTTTCTTCTTAGCTTCGTAGATGTCTCTCAGAGTTTCCTCTCTAACATCATTTCTGTTGTTCTCTTCAGCATCTTTGTTAAGTGCCTTGACAATCTTTCCAGATTTCTTATGTGCTTCAGATCCCTTGTCACCACCCTGCAGAGCTTCTCTGGAGAGGTTGCCAGCACGACGGAACATCTTGTTTCTCTTTTCTCTAGAGAGTTCTTTCTTACCCTCTTCTACCATCTCACCTTCTGGTTCATAAGAGTTTCTCATGTTAGTAGGCATTGAACGCTTCATGTTGTTAAACTTTGCAGCGTGAGTCATCTCAGGTCCACGAGCACCAGCAGCATTTGCTTTATCACGTTCAGCGGCCCGCTTCTTTTGAATTGCACTAGTCTCATCGCCACGGGCAGCTGTTCTCCAACCCCCTTGTGCTAGACCACGATTTCCACCGATTCCAGCTCTCTCACCCTCATAAATATCAAACATCTCATCCCAAGTGTAATCAGATAGGTCATAACCTTCTTCTAGAAGTTCATGTACCCAAAGTTCAAAATCCTCTTCCTTTACACAGTTAGGAACTTCCTTACCATTCTTTTTCTTAGTACCCTTTGCCTTATATCCATCCCAGCAGGTAGAAGCACCAACATTGGCACGGGCCTGCTTCATACCTTCTTCAATATAGATATCAAACATCTCATCCCAAGTGTAATCAGATAGGTCATAACCTTCTTCTAGAAGTTCATGTACCCAAAGTTCAAAATCTTCTTTCTTAGTCTTCTTTTTGTTGGCAGCTTCAATCTCTCTGTTCTGACGCATGATGTCCTTGATAGAACCAGAGATGCCAGTGAAACCATCCTTGGAAGGATCTGTCTGTTTCTTAGAGTCATCCTTGTAACCACCAGCAGAACGAGCAGCACGACGGTTCTCGTCCAACTCAACTTCTTCTTTTTTAAGTTTGTTCCAACCAAATCCCTTAGATCCTCCAGGAGCACCAGGATGTGACCTTTTAGTTCCGAGTTCTGCGTTACTACTATCTTTCATTGGACCAGGATTAGCCAATGGTCTTGGTGCTGGTTTTGCACCCATAGTAGCAGTAGTTTTATTTAAACCTCTACCAGTCTGTTGACCATGAACATTCTCACCTGGTTTGCGGAGTTTCCCTTGTGTAGTGTACTTTGTATTACGATTCCAAGGAAGTGCATCAGTTACATCGGCACCCATTGACGCCTTCCCTTCTTCTACCTGCTCTTTCTTCATTGATTCCTTTTCTTTACGGAGAGCAACAGAACTCTTCTTCTTAGGCATGTTGGGATAGTAAGTCTTACCAACTTCTGCCTTATCTACAACTTCACCAGTCTTGGCATCACGATGCATTCCCGACTTGATAGCATCACTACGAACTTTGCGGCGATTCAGAAGATACTTATCGGACTTATCATGATCTCCATCGTTATCGATGTCCTTATCTTCCTGACCAACAGGATCCAATTTCTTCTCATACACAGACTTATAGATAGATGCTAGATCTTCAGCATCATACTTTTTATCAAACATAGCTCTGAAAGAAAGACCGTATCAAAGTTATTTATTGTATTTTGTGCCTGGACCTGAAGGAGGATCATTTGGTTTTAATGGACGAACTGTTGGTTTAATTCTGCCTTTGAAAAAACCAAACTTCTTTTTGGATTGTCCTGGTGTCATTGACTGAACATACTCTCGATAATCATCTGTTCCAACCTCATATGCTTCCATAATATCTCTTAACCAAGACTTGAAGATTGTGCCTTCTTTAGTCATACAAATCACATAATTTGTACCACGTCTTGTGATTCTACCAACTTCTCCAGTATTAACATTTTCTACCAGCGAACCCAAATCAAATACTTCATTTTTCATATAAGCAACTCTCAACCCCTCTGGATCTAACTTAGGAGCAACTTCCCAATCTTCAGTAACAGATGCACCCATAATCTTCTGTAGGGTATTGAACAACTGTTTCTTATCCATATTCCCCAAAGTATTTGGAATACCTTTCACAAAACCTTTGAAATCTCCATCCTTGGCAGCCTTTCTCATCTTAGATGCGGACATACCTTCCACACCATCAGAGTCTGCATCTCTTGCGCCAGCAGAGATAACTTTGATCTCATCAAACTCATAGAGATCCCCATTATATTTCTGAGCAAGACTTTGGAACTCAGCGAGTCTGTCCTGACCCACGACAACAGTTACTCCTCTATAACCAAGACCGTAACAAGACTGTAATACATTGAAGATTGTTTTTGCTTCTGGATCATCCCTAATTTCATCCTCGTAATCAGGGAACATCATCCTCATATATTTAATCTTAATTGCAGGTTCTAGAGGATTCTTCTTAGCATCCTGTGTACGACTTGGATAAATTCTTAGATCCGCTCTAGTTCTCTTCGCTTCATTAGATGCAGATTTCAGAAGTTTTTCATGACCAATAGTTGGTGGATTGAATCTACCAAAGACGATTACAACACTATCACTTGATGGATCCCCCATCGTTTCTAGAGATTGTTCTTCGGGTGATGTCGCCGTTTTCGTACTATCTTCTTGGTCGGTTTTCTGACTTGTTTGGCCAGCAGGTTTTGGGGATGTATCAACTGGAGTCGCAGTCTTCCCTGGTACATTAGGCTTAGATGAACCGCCTTGTTTTGGTGCATCATCCTTCCCAGTCTCCTTAGAACCTGTGAATTTTAGCTTACCATCAACTGTCTTTGCTACAAACTTTCCATTTTTATCATACCACCCGCCATGACCATCACCAATCAAACCTCTTTGTTTGGCTTGAGTGGAAGCATTGGTCTTGACAGCTTCAGTAATAAATTCTAAGAAACTTTTCACTACAAGAATTCTGCCCTTTCTTATATTTATTAAAAGGTTACCACTATGGCATTTGATGGTGGTTTAGCCACAATCACAATTCTTCTACCCTTATCACCAGCACTAGGAGACTTACCAAGAATCAAAGGAAGACCTTTCTTATCCTTTTCATTTGTCTCGAAGGGTTGATCAGCTCTTCTTTTCCTAAGTCGCAAATAAAGATCATGTTCTCTTGCATACTTCTTTGCATCATGAAGTCTACCATTCACTGTTAAAACATTGCCACTAGATGTAGAATGAACATCCATAGGTCCGATATACATATGGGTAATTGGACCTCCCATTGCTTGTGTTCCGAGAACAATAGTCTCCTTCAATTCAGAACCAATCTGACCATACATATCAGGAATCTGTTGTCCCTGTGTATATCCAAGTTGCAAATATTTTTCATATGCTGCCCGAATAAATCTACCACTAAATCCAGGTACGATTTTTTCAAGTCCGTTTAGTCCCCCACCTGCCATACTAGGAGCACTGGGACCTTTCATCGACAGTTTATAAATTCTGTTTATGGTTTTAATTTCTACATCAGTATACGGTTCATCACCAGATGCAGATCTGCCCATTACTTTATTAGCAGAAAGAACATTATTTAATCTAGTTGAACCAGCCTGCAGAGTGAAGGGTTTGCCTCCTTTTTTCTCAGAGAAGAAATTGATTGCATCTACAAGACCAGTTTCTTGTCTTTCTGCTAGAGTTCCTGCCATATAGGGTCATGGTTCTACAACCCTATTTAGATAGTCCTTCTCGTTTTGATAGATCTTTTTTTGTCCCGTCCATAATTGATACCCCTCAACTACTTCAGGAAACAACCATTGGTCCACCCGATAGCAATACTTCCAGTTGACTGGTTGAATGCAATTCATCACAACAACTTGGAAGAATGCTACCAGATGAATCCAAAGACTAAGCACGACTTCTATTTTTAATTACAATAAATGCGTCTTTATTATACTTGCGGGTGCCTTTGAGTGGTGCCCACTTGGTGCCAGCACCTTCAATCTCATAGATTTGAGTGCCAGCAATTTCTACTGCAACGTCATCACCATAATCCCATCCAAGTGTTTCCAGAGCAATGGCAAGTTGTCCCAACACTTTACCAGGATATGTTACGGACATATTCATAACGTTTTCTTCGGGATCAAGTTTACCAATCACAGATCACCCTCCACACGGTTTTCGGAATAGTAAGGATCAAAAGATCCCCCAGGATAACGCTTCTCAAGTTTACGGATATTTCTAGCAATAACGTCTTCAAAAGAAACTCCAAGTGCTTGTGTTGCTTGTGCAACATACCACAGAAGATCACCAAGTTCAAGGATCAAATGTTCTCTGTTAGCATCGTTCCAAGGCTTACCTTGAAAAATCATTTTTTTAATAATTTCAAGGAACTCACCACCCTCAGCGTTGATTCCAACACCAGCGGTCAACAGACGCTCAATGTTTGCACCTTCACCATCAAGTTCAACCATTCGATCAGCAAGGGACACAAAGTCTTTTGATGCATCAGAAGTGACTGCATCAACAAACTCTTCGTATCGGGAAAATTTAATAGTCATTAGAAATTCAGAGCAGAAAATTTGTCTTTGGATTTTTTGGTCTCTTCATAAGTATACTCTTCTTCTTGTCCAGAGTCAAGAATATCATCCTGTGCAGATTGTTCGCAATCATAAAGACGCATCTTAGCACGGTCGATACCAACCACAAACCTTTTATTTACTGTAGGATCATTGTATCGATTCTTCAATTGTTTCACCATAATCTGTCCAAGTTCTTCAAGCTCTTCAGTAGAGATAAGGGCAAACATAAGATCAGCAGTAGCAGGGAGACCAAAGGACTCAGAGGTATCAGTAAGCTCAACATCAGAGCTACCATAACCAGAACGAGTGGTCTGGGTGGCAGATACGATAGGGACCTTGGCTTCGCAAGCCAATCCTCTAAGTTCTTCTGCAATAGCCTTAATATAAGAATATGAATTGACAGAGCTGTTTCCGCGATACCTTTCGGAAGCACATATATTGAGGTAATCAATGAAAATAATATCAGGTCTAAATGACTTCTTAAGTGCAAGTTCATTAAGAAGTGATCTAAAGTGTCCAACGTGAGCACTTGCGGTGGGATACTCTTTAATTATAAGAGACCCCTGAGTTTTTTCCGCGAGTTTAGATACTTTGTTTTCAAACATTAACCGAGGCAAATCAGTCAATTGTTGGATTGGGATGTTGAGGAGATTCGCGTCGATTCTCTCTGCAATTTTTTCCTCAGCCATCTCAAGCGTAATATAGAGTACGTTACTTCCTCTGAGGAGAACGGAAGAAGCCATGTGACACATGAAAAGAGACTTACCGACACCTGTGCCAGCCAGAGCGATATTAAGACTCTTATTGACCAGACCACCTTTTGTAATCTTATTGAAGAAGTCAAGATCAAAAGGTATTCTTTCTTCTTTTTGATGATAGAAATCAAATCGTTCAGAAAAGTCTTGCAAATAGTCATGACCAACATGATTGTCGAAACTTACAGCTAGTGCGTCTGAAAGAATAGATGGGATTGCATCAATGTTTTTCTTTTCATTATTTCCATCCGCAATACCAATACTCTCAACCAGGGCGAGATAAATTGCTCTATCCCTACACCACTTCTCCGTAACATCAGTCAACCACTCTTCGTTTGAACGATCAGTATCAAACTCAGAAAGAACAGAAACAACAGTTTGAAACGTTTCTTGATTGATATCAGATCGCTTCTCACATTCGATATTAAGAATCTCTACTGTAGGACACTTATTATACTCACTAATGAATCTTTCAGATTCCTCGAAGATTACTTTCTCATGTACACTATCAAAGTAATCCTTCTTGATAAAAGGAAGCACCTTTCTAGTATAGTCTTCATTAAGAATTAGATTCTTAAGGATTGTCTTTTCAATCGTTTCCATCAATTATAGTGAAGATACGTGCTCATAATATATTTTGGTTTACCTTCTTTTACAGGTAAACCTCTGTGTGGGTACTGCCATGTTGGGGGGAATATCAACACTGTACCAGTCTTTGGTCTGACTGTCAATTTATGGTAAGGAAAATCTGTTTCTCCACCGAAAAAATCATCATTGAGATAACAGAGAAAAGCGAGATATCTTTTTGATGTATCATGATCCTGTACATCGACATGTAAATCAAACATATCGTCCGAATCAGGCTCATACTTTTTGATTCTAAATTCTTCAAAAAAAGTTTTGTGCGGAAACCATTCCCCACACTCTCCAATTCCTTCTTTATAAGATCGAAGAATTTCTATAAATTTATAACAAAGAATTTGAACAAATTTTTTATATTTTTTTTCTGCATTTAAGTTTACTTGTGTGAAATTAGGTCTTCCAAAATTTTCAATGCGTTCTTTATTTTCAGATTGTTCAAAAATATCAATAAGTGATTGGCAAGTTACCGAGTCAAAAGTTTCACATTGTTTGATAAACTCATCCATATGCAAAGGTTTCTCTCGCAATCGCATCAAGTTTTTCCATAACATCATCGGTAAAGTATTCCTCGGGCGATGCCAGGATTTGTTTTGCGTAGATTTTTTTCCCATTGATCTCATAACGACCTGCTACATTTTTCCAAAGTCCTCCAAGTTCGCCAAGTTCCAAGAGACCATAATACTTGTCTAATCCACGTTCATCATAGTAGAGACGTACAGTAATTTCTTTATTTTCTTTACTCAAACGCGACTTAGCAGTCTTTGCCTTGATAAGATTTCCGACGACTTCTGTTCCATCTTTCTCTTTCTTCTTACTGAGATAGATGATTGAACTCGCTGCATACTTGAGGCCACTGCCTCCTCCCATTTCTTTTGTAGGCACATAAGAACCGATAACATCGTAGGTATGATTAGTAACAATCATTGGAATGTTTGCCTGACCCAACTTGAGAGTGAGCATCCTGAAAGCGCCTTTGACCAATTGAGATTTGGTCATGTCGCGGACTTGTTTGTCGTTGAGTGCGTCTGTGATCTCCTTCTCTGTGGAAAGCATTCCTAGAGAGTCTAACACAAACATACAAGGTTTACGTTCGTCTTCTGGTTTCTTAAGGTATATATCCACTGCCTTCAAGGCTTTGGTCCTAAACTCTTCAATTGTAACAACATTTACAA